CACCCTGATTATGGTCCGAAAATCAATACGAGCATAATTTCTCCAGATAATTTTCAATCCATCATGGAAGAGGCTGCTAAACGTTCGATAAGTCGCTCAGGGCCCTCTCGTGCCCGAAGGAACAGAATGCACGCTTTGACAGGACAAAGAGGTGCGAGAAAGGGGGTATCATCTTCAGTCAATTTCATGCCTGAATCTGATGATTCTGGTGTGCTTTCTACTGCTGCTACATTCTGGCACACCCCATTTGCGATGACTGGTGGCGCTAATCTTGATTTGAAACACGCAAAAGAAATGATGCATGACCGTTATGCACACGCAGAGGATGAGCATGGTACGCACTCTTTCATGCTATCTACTGACCCTGTAAGACATCCAGATGACCCACTATTGTGGAGGATGTCACACAACGATATCCATTTTCCTACTGTTCATCCTACAGGTGTTAAATTACTAACATCAGATGAATTGGAATCTCTCAAGAGAATACAGGAGCGGGCAATACAGGGTGGTCCTGCGGCCCAAGAAGAAAGCGCTGCAGCGAAAAGAGAGCGAGAAAAGAGAGAAGCAGCGATGGCAGCATCTGGTAAACAAATAGCAGATGTCGACTTAGATAGAATATTGCGGCGACGAGGGCTCTTGTATGAAAGAGGGCCTGTGCGAAGGGGTGTAACACTGAAAGACCCCCTCTGGGATTTGAGTCGTTATGATGTCAGGCGCAAAGACCATCCCGAAAGAGGGCAGGAAAAGGATAAACCATTTTTTACAAAGAACAATTTCAGCGCTCGTTATGCAACTCTGAGTCCTAAACTCCATGAAGATAAAAAGGAACAGAGAAGAAGTGGAGAAAATGAAAGACTCATGGATAAGGTACTACATTGGTGGGGCTCTAATCCTAATGCTCATACAGATAGAGAATTCAATAGGTTAGGAGAAACAGATGAGGAAACTGAAACAGAATTAGATATGGGTAAGAAAACATTAGCATCACAAGCAAGAAGTTTTCCGGGCTCGGAATATGGGCACTCTCAACACTCCCTTATTTCTAATTCTAATCATTTCATGACAGCCACTAAACTTGGTTATCATAGGCCACATCACCTACCTTTCTATGCTACACCTAATGATAATGAGGTGAAATATACTTCAAGTCTGCGAAGCCCATTCCACCGGACCATGGATGAACATCTTGATGCAATCCGCCATCGTGATATGGTTAGTGCTGAGGCATACTTGAATCCAGATTACCCTGAAGAAGAGGTGGAAGAGCCCAGATACAAAATGGGTAGGCGACAAATTGAGCCTAAAATACACGATAAGGCACATCAGCGTATAGAAACAGATTCTGATGCGATACACGATGTAGCAAAAAGAATCATTCAACAGTACGAGGAGCAAGGCATTCCCGTTGTTATACCTGACCGACCTGACTTGACACGAGGGAATCTCCACCATATCATGGAATTAGCAAATAGTTTCCTTCACATTAATGGTAGCGAGCAACATACTACTCACGGTAAAGCCAAGACCATCGACCCAGAATTCGAAAGACTCGCTACAACAAGGCGAGACCATTTAGAAACAAAGGATGAGGGAGAGTACGTTGATTTCTATGGGGATTTGAAGAAACTTGTTGATGAGTGGGCATATCATCGTTCACAAGAGGATAAGGGAAGAGTCACATCAGATATGAATGATGAAGAGATGGCAAACGCATTAGGGATTAATTGGGCGGGTTTAGAAGCAGTTGCAGGTAGGGGTAAAGGGACTCATGAAATAGATATGATGAAAGAGATATTCCAGAATATACGAGACAAAATACCTCATGGAGAGGTCAGGAACGCGATGTTCGCTGGCTCTTTGCCCAATTTACTTCATGGTTTCAGTACAGGTGAAATTGGAGAGGGTGATTATGGTAAATTAGACGCTGAACAATTTGCTGAAACATATGGCTTACCAATTACAGATGGGGACCTTATCGGCAATCTCATGCTGAATGCACATAATACACATGGACAAGGCAAAAAACATCGTCGCCACAACCCAAGTATGATTGAACAAATGGAGCATGCTAATACTATGTTCCAATCAATCCATTCTAATCCCGGCAGGTTGGGCAGGATGACTGCTTGGGGTGCCCCAGAAAGAGAGCGTGAATGGAAATCAGAAGGAATGAAAATCCTTCATCCACCAGAGATACCAAGAGATAAGGGGTTGAAGAAACGTAGACATGAGACTATGACCGCACAATTGGGAGTCCCAACATATAACACACATGTCCATCAAAAACTTCTGCGTGCTCATCAAGCGATGCATACGGTGTTATTGAGCAACCCCAATATAGAAAGAGGAGGCGAACAAACATACCAAGGTCAGCCTGATTTCGATTTAGAGGGCGAGAAAAGGTATGAATGGGGCATGCACCCTATCGACCCAGTTCACCCCAACTCCTCTAATGTCGTCTCTTCCATTGCTAACTCTGCTGGTTTCAAGCGAGAAAATGGAGCAATCTATCCAAGAAACATAGGCGGTGTTGTTGACCCAATGACTGGAAGCATTATGGGGATGCAAACTTTACAACAGAACGCATTTGTTCAAACACCGAATAACATTACACAATCAATGTTCGAAGACCATATTCAAGACCCTAACATGAGAGCGCAGGTTATGTCTGTCCCACCTTTACAGTCCACATTCCATGACATAAGAAACACTGGCGGATATCCTGTTGATATGAGAAAAGAGGATTCTTGGGTACCCCCAGTATTACCTATGCACCAGATTTTCACACTTGATGATTTGAGACATCTCAAAGGATTCAGTGGTGAATGGGTTGTACAAAGATGGCCAGATGGTATACATCTGATGGTAAGCAAAGAAGATGACAAAGTGAATGCTTACGATGAAGATGGAGACGCTTATCATTTAGAAGATGAAATCAAAGAAGATTTCAAAAAGATTTGTGAGAAATCTTTCATGGTTGACACTATCTATAATGGAGAGAGATACTATGTTGTGGACCTTGTTGGATTTCAGGGAAGCAATGTAATGGATATGCGCTCACATGAGCGACTTAAACTTCTACGTTCTCTTTTCACCAGCACTGAGAATATAGAGACACCCTCACCAGATAATCTTCGTGAAGGCAACGAAGACGAATTAACAGAACTTGTAGAGAATATACGAACTGACACACCAGTTCTTCTCAGAGATTCATTAACAGTGTATCCAAGGGGTAATCGTAGACACCCTAAGTGGGTACTCCTTGACCCCTCTCATTATCTCAATTTCATTGTTCTTGATAAGAAGGGGTCAGGATATAGATTGGGAGTGGGGCCGCTTGTTCAAACAGATGGGGTTGAAGATGTGGTTGTTATGAGAGAGGGGCAAGCCTACATGGATGTCGGTTCTGTCTTCAGGGCTAATGATGAGTATGAACCCGGAGATGTTGTTGCTGTTAATGTAACACGAGTCATTGAGAAAAAGACAGATGGGAGACCTAAGTTCATTGTTCGTGGAGGGCGAATTGTCTCTCATGGTATTGGCTCTGGTATCACAAGCACAGAGACTTTACAGAATCTAAGTAGAAGAATCAAGGCTAAACCAAAAGCATCTGTTCGTAAATCAGAAGACTCTTTGCATATTGTTTTCAATGATATTGGGGAAGCAATCTATGGGTTGGATGATGGGTATATCATCTCTGTCACAACGGAGGAGGAAGATTTACTCAAAGAAGAATATATCATTACACTATCTGAAACATATCGTGATGAAGAGTTACAGGAAAAAGAAGAGGTATACCCTTCAGCAGGAGATGCTAAACCTTTGATTCCTAAACATAAACGGAAAGTAGCAGATGGAGAAGAAGTCATAGAGAAACCCGAAAGGAAAGTGCCAGACCTCCCTGAGCACCTTCAGATAAAGGCAGCAACGACCGCTGCACGTATCATGGATTTATTGTTGAAAACAAATGTTGCTGGTGTTGTTGGTAGTGGGGGTTATCCGGGTCCAAGAGGTCTTGGTATAGATTATGCCACACCCATCTCCAGCCCCAGAGGGCCAACAAAACTTGAGCACGAAGCCACTTTACCAGATTTCGATTTTCCCAGAGAAACTGGTAAATTACGTGAAGAAAAGAAGAAGAAAGATGGATTTTACATGTCAGACGATGGTGTTTCTATCGATTATGACGAAGAAAGTGCAAACATATCTCTTTAAGTACCATTGCAATAAGTCATGAAGTCCGATGGCAATCGCTTTAGCACCCCAGCGAATCCTCCCCACCGGAGATTTGCAGGTCCTAAAAGGCAGCCAAGACCTCGTTTTAGCAGGTTATGCCAGTGTTGAACTGGTAGACAAGCAGGGAGACCTCATCACGAAGAACGCATTGAATGGAGCATTCAACTCCTTCATGGAGTCCCCCTTTAGAAATGTACAACTCTCACATAGTAATATTCAGGTTGGGGAAGTTATCCCTTCATATGTCGACTCGACTGGCAATGTTTGGAAGTCAGAAGTCGATGATTCAGGACTTTTCGTAGTTGTACGACTACGAGATGATATAGAAAAGGCGAGAGAAGTCGCCAATGAGATTCGGAAAGGTAACCTACGGGGCTTTAGCATCGGTGGTCAGGCATTCAAGCGAATGCAGAAGTCTGACCCTGAGCGTGGAACATACAACGAGATTTCTAATCTCGAACTCCACGAAGTCACAATATGTGAGAAAGGCATCAACCCAGAGGCAACTTTTCGAATTCTAAAAGAGGACGTAGAAAAAATGACTGACGAACCTAATGCAATGAACGAACTGTCGAACGTACTTGCTCGACTTGATGGACGGCTTGAAGCCATGGAAAAGGGCGAGATGCCTGACTTTATGGACAAGAAGAAGCCCCCAGTAGAGGAAGAGGGAGATGAGGAAGAAGATGAAGATGAAGAGGATGGGGAGAAAATGGCTTACTCAGATTTTGAGAAGAGCGAACTCTCCGATGTCGTCTCTGAGGAATACCTCAACTATCTTGAGGGAGTAGCCAAGTCATCCGGTGTGGATGTAGGCGCTGCCCGAGACCACTTCGATGTCAACAAGGCTAACCTCGGCTCCTCACCAAAAGAAATCGGTGACGCAGCAGAGCGCTTCGGCGGCCAAGCAAAGGGTCGTCAGCAGAGCGAAGGAAAGCCTTCATCCCGCAAAGCCGAATTCGGTGCAGGCGGAAAAGGAAAGGACTCAACTCTAAAGGGATTCGTCAACCCAGCGAGTGTCTCTTCCAGCGACCTCGAATCCGCTTACGAAGTCTTCAAGGCCGCTGCTCTTGAGCAGCAATACAAGGCTTACCTCGGTGAGCAATTCCAACATCGATTCGATGGCGAAATCGCTGCTGAAGTACAAAAGGCAGAAGCAGACGCCTTCGATGCACGAGCACCAATCGCTGACATCGAGAAGGCAGTCACCGGACTTGCAGAACGCATTGACCGATTGACCGCCTCTGGTGGAGTGTCCATCAACAAAGCAGAAATTCCCAGTGTAGAAGTTCCCGAAACAACGGAACTCGCCAACATGTCGTGGGACGATGTCCACAGGCTTGCTGGAAAAGCAGTGAGGGGAAACTAAAGGAGGAATGAAGAATGGCAAGAGATTACATCCGCACAGTTACAGATATGGAAAGATACTACTACGGCGCAGGCAACTCAATGGGGTACACATACTCCGGTAGCGAGTTGCTGAAAGCCGACGCCCCAATGCTCAGTACGAGCGCTGGTACCTACCAAGCAATCTATGGTCGCAAGGTATGGAGTCAACTGAACCAAGAATTCAACGCCTTCAGCATCCTGCCGAAGAAACCATGGGACCGAAGTGGTTGGAGAATCATCACTGACAAGCCATCTTTCACAGTTGGTGGCGGAGTTGCTGAGAACGCTACTCTCCCAGACACGACCAAGCCAACCTTCCTACATGTTGCAGCCAAGCCAAAGACAGTGGCTCACACCTTCGACATGTCAGAAGTTGCTATCTTCCTCGGCCAGAAAGATGACGGCCTTGGAGACATTCGTGCTGTCCTGAAGGAAGAAATGGGCAAGCACCACGCAGACCACGTCAACCGAATGCTTACGCAGGACCTTGACACCACTGCTGGAAACGACTTCGAGTCTCTTGACCGTGTCACGTCTGACCCAGACAACATGACAACTGGAACAAGCCACGTCAGCGCAACCACGGACCACGACATGTACTCAATCACTCGTGATGGTGGTTCCGACTTCCACAGCGCAGAAGTGGATGTCTCAACCAGCAAGGGAACTAACAGGTCTCTGAGCCTCACCCTACTGGACAACCTCTTCCAGCAAATCTGGAAGCGTGGTGGAAACCCAAAGGTTATCCTAACTGGGTATGACACTCTGATGAGAGTTCAGCAACTTCTACAGAGCCAACAGAGGTTCATGGAAGAGCGCCGAATCGTCCCAACCTTCAACGGTGTAAAGGGCGTTCCCGGTATCGAGGCTGGATTCGTAGTGGCCACCTACAACGGTGTCCCAATCATCCCATCCAAGGATGTTACACAAGCAGCATCCGGTATCAGTCGAATCTACTACTTCGACACTGATTACATGTACTTCAGCACAGCAATCCCCACCCAGTACTATGAGTCTGGTATCGAGACTGGTGACCCATTCGGTGTTAACCGCCTCGGTCAGGAAGGGCTTTACCGAACAATGGGCGAACTTTGGACCACCTTCTTTGGTGCTCAGGGCTCGATACGGGATTTGAGTTGAGGAACTAAAAAGAAAACAAGGAGATGAAGAAATATGGCACATAGCAATTTGACCGTCACGACCACCTATCTGGACATAGGCATCCACAACGGAGCGCCTGTGAACTACCCGAACGCAGATGGAACTGTAGCAGCCAACACACTTTGGCAGCGAGGTCCCGCAGGAACCGCATATCCGGGGAACATTGATTCCTTTACGGCATCCAACACTGAGTCCACCGAAGACAGCCACCAACTACGACTTATCTCAGTCATGGTAACTGGTGACACTGGAACAACTCAAGCATTCGATGTCAATGCATACGACAGCAACCTCAACTACATCTACGCTGTTGTCTCACTGATTAACAACACCGATACTGATGAGTCCCTTTTGGCTGCTGCCACAACTGTGGCACACGAATCTGGTACCCTGACTTTCACTGTTGGTGGAGCAACTGACACCACCCTCATCACATTGATAGCAGGCTAAGGTGGCTAAATGCCAACTATAACCTATGTGGGGCCTAACGCTCGGCAGAGGAACTCAGTGGCTCGCCATGATGATTTCATCAGGAACAAGCCGCAAGAGTTCTCTCCCGAGTGGATAAAAGAGCATTCGGTCCATTTCACGGGTTCACATTGGAAGATTGAAGGGTTTTCTGCTCCTCAACCTGTAGCACAAAGCGCAGATGCAGGAAACGATGGCATCCCTGATTCAGAATGGAATCGTAACGACATTAAGAAATGGCTTAACAACAATAATGTGAACATCCCAAAGGGATACAATACGAAAATCAAACTCCTTTACCTTGTGAAGCAACATCTTGAAAAAGAGGCGCCTTCTGAGGAGAGCGAGACGGAGTGATAAATTATGGCATTTGGTAAAACGACTGACGCACGAACGCACACCTTGGGTGACTTACTCATGGTGACTGGAACATTTACAGACGGTGGAACAGAAGTTGATTATTCACAATTCTTGAACACTGTTTATGCAGCAGGTGCTCATATGACCTCAATCACAGATACAGGGGTCAAAGTGAACGGTGGTAACGTTGCTGCTGGCGATACTGTTCTAACAGTGGACACAGTAGCCGCTCGTCCTACCTTTACTGCTGGACAGACAGTCTACAACTCCGCTGGCGTCCGCCTCGGTATTATCGCCTCGGTAGACAGCGATACCCAAATCACTTTGGCTGCACCCGGACTTACAGTAGGGCACGCTAACAACGAGAACTATTACGTTCTTGGCGCACACAAACCATCAATAACACTACTTTCTACTTCAGTTGACGCATCCATTGACGAAACGAACAAATTGGTACTCTTCGAATGTGGAAACCGCTCAGAAACAAGCACGACTTCTGTCGAAGATGGCCGCTGGTGGATTCTGGGCGAGCGCTGATGGGTGATAGCCCATGGCGCTTCCAGCAATCAATACCCAAGTCTTCAGATTTCACGCCAATGGTCCTTATTGGACTGGTTTGTCTGTGAAAACTGCTGTTACTATTGATAACTCTGGTACAGAGACAATCGTCACAGAAGATGCAGCAGACGCTCAAACTGATTTTACAACTGCTAATGCTAATCTCATCTTGAATCCAAATGCTAAGATGAACAGCGCTACTCGTCTATATGTTCGTAATGACGAAATCAACCTTAGTAAACCCGGATTCACTTTCATTGGATGGGTGACTGCAACAGATGTAGGTTCTGACCCTGAGTCTTTCACACTCCAAGAAAAGGCTGCGCTTACCCTCCCAGAGCACGCTAAACTTTATTCAGATACATTCTCACCAATGTTGAATGGTAGAGTCATCGATATTTTGGCTGGAGCAAGCAGTTCAGTGACCGATACCAATGTCACAACTTCTCGTGGAGAGATTATTGTTACAGTCAGTTTTGCGTGATGATGTATGGTCGACACCTTAGAACTCAAGGATATAGAACGATTATCCAAACAAGGAACAAAAATCGCTTCTTCTGTTGGCGAAGGTAACGTTACCAAGAAAGAGAACCCATTAGAGGGTATAACTCAGAAACAACGTCTACGTAACGCTCGTGTGCGTGATATCCTGAATATAGGTTCAGGCACACGTTGCCAGAACTGTGGGCTTTTGCATTTCTGTTGGGTGGAAAATTGCTCTTCTTGCAACAAGCCTATGAACTTCAACCTTGGAGACAGGGACGACAAGAACAGGTTGTGAGTATGCGTGCCAATGGTATTCAGTCCCGGAGAGCCAGAGGTAAGACCTCTTTACCCATCTGAGATAGTTTATACTACAGCGCAAAAAGTAGCGGACCTTCTTGATATAGGTCCACAAGAAGCAGTAGCAGTCAGTGCTGATTCAGAGTCTGATAGAGTCTATGTTACTGGTTCGGACTACCGTAGCATTGGTTTCGCTGTAGGTGATACCATTCTCATTTACAGTGATGCTCAAGCATTAGGGATTGAAAAGACAATCACATCCATCGCAGAAGGGGGGTCTAATGGAGTAGCCCTTTATTTCACGGGCTCTTTCTCTACATCAGATTATCAAAGCGCTGACAATACATATGTGCAGAATACTGCATCATTCACTAATGGTAGAACCCGTGGAATAACTAAGAGCAAAGTAGAGAATATCATTCTACGTATGCAAGATAAGATAGATAATATCACCAAAAGCGCATGGAGGCCTTATCTGGTATCTGCAGAATATCTCAATTTCGATACTTACAAGCCCTATAGACGCCGATATTACACAGATTATGTAGGGACTACCCCACTTTTATTCCGTAACATACAACAGATTCTTCGCCTTGAATTGTGGCAAGGGGACGACTATCGTGAAATCGGTGCTGCAGAAGCACGTATACAAATTTCAGATTATAGCGAATTGAGTGGGGACAGCATCTACCTCGCTCCCGGAAATGGCTCTGTAGGGACATTGACTGTTGGCACTGGTACTACAAACTGGCGTGCAGATTTTGATAACATCACTGCTGCCCAGAACCTTGCTGACCTCATCAACAGAGAAGATAGAGTGGGGAAGACAGCGGTCGAATTCTCACCCACATTCACCCTTGAAGGCTCTACTTCTAACGTTGCTGTTGATAATGAGTTCCTTGCTTCAGCGAACGCAGACTATGGTGGAGGGAAGTTAAAGGTCACATCTATGAGAGATGGGGCGGCTGGGGAGACTTGCACAATCGCAACAAGCGATGCTACTAACATATCTTTATCTCAGACATCAACAGCCACTACAACCAGCACGTCTGTATCCAGTACAACAGTGAATGTTGCCAGTACCAGTGGCTTTGTCGAGAAAGGTGTACTCCAAGTAGGGAATGAAGTATTGAGTTATACAGGTACTACAGATACTACGTTTACTGGGTGCGCTAATGTCAGTGGTACACCTTTGACGACTTTGAACACTTCAGGGACCAGTATCACCCAACATAAATTTTCGATTGATTTCCAAGGCGGTTCGGCTATAGGAGACCATGCTCGCCTTCGAGATTGGTGGCTTGATGCTGAATCAGGTATTGTTTACTTCAACAATTCTTACCCCTTCTTCGAGTGGAATGCAGTCAAGGTAGCGTACATCTATGGTGAGCGATATCTTGAGAGAGCGATTGAAGACGCTTGTACAAAACTGGTTGCAGTCGACCTTCTACTCTCTGATGACCGTTCAGTCCTCATCCCAGAAGGAACCAGCAATGTTAGTTTGGAGAATAAGATTCGTATCTTCGATGAAGATGTGGCACGTACTCTGGGTAGGTACACAGAAGTAGTGGTGTTCGAGTGAAGAAATCTTACCTCTCTAAAGATATCAAAGCGGCTTTACAACCTGCTGTGCAACACTACAGAAAGTCACATCCACCTGAATTATATCATAAGTTTGAACGCATAGAATGGGAGGCTGCGGGCTATAAGCGTGGAGAAGACGGCTGGGTCAACATGCAAAGTGGGATGCCTCCGGGCGACCAACAAGTACAGGCTGTTGAGAAGGCCATAGAACGCCAGATGCAATCAGCATCACAATATATGAGAGACCTGATGGAGGACTGAAATGGCCACGGAAGCAATCCCCCTTGTTGTCTCAATCCTTGATGACAACTGGACTCGGGCGAATACAGATAACATCAAACCTGTCGTTACAGATATCACAACAGTTGACCCAGAGCGTGGAAAGCGTATCGACCTTTCCCGCAGCGATTACGTTCTTCTCTATGAGACCGCACACAACGAAGAGGCACCTGAACTCTTCTATGATTTCGTGAACACACGTGTGAACCTGACCATAGATTGCCGCACCTCTCGTGGCCGCAGTCGATTAGAGAAGATAGAAGATGAACTCCGACGAGTCATTCACCTGAAAAGAAAGGGCGATGCGACAAATTATGACCGTCTTTTGTTTAAAACTCGGACAGATTTATCCGATAGAACCAAAAGAATGCACCGTATGACCTTTCAAGTAGAGGTCGTGACTTTAGCAGAGGCCATCGCTTGAACTGAGGAATAAACATGCCGTCAACAATATATCGTGGTGATTTAGCAGAGATTTCGTTTGGTCACGAGAGTGGGCTATATTTTGAATATGATGTTCCACGCTCTTTGCGTTTTACTATACAGAATGACGCATCACATGATACTGCTACAATTAAATTCACTGCTTCACACGGGAGCGATAATCTATTGGTTGACTCAAGTCAAAACCTCATGTATCCAAAGAACCTGTTGGTCGGCGCCAAAGTTCGTATCAAGAGCGCAAGTACGTACAGCAGCGACGATTTATCAACAGGAGCAGTGTTCACTGTCGTTGCTAACAATGAAGACGAGATAGAAATCACCCCTCGACTAACTCACAGTGGGTTAAGTTCAGCAGTTGCAGCAGCAGCCGGTGATGCAATCATGATTGGACCACTTGGTGTTCCTTCTCCAGATATATCGAATTTCACATATAATACCTCTTCTGCTGTAACGGCTGAAAGCGTTCTTACAGACCAGTTCGTTGGTTTAGTCTCTAATATCACTCTACCCGAGACGAAAGTCGATATCAAGCGATATCAGGTAGTGGGTCTTGGTAGAGACGTAGCAGTCCAAGCACCCGGAAGATACACACATACTGGCGGCTCCTTTGAGGTGAATCTCCACAATGCTCGTTGGTTCTACTATTGTCTTGGTACAGAAGTAGCAAAGGCGTCTGCTGTGGCTAACCCATTCAAGGCTGGTGTCCAGACCGCTTTGTATCTTGGACAAGATATAGCCCCCGGTCAGAATTGGCTCCAAATAGTAGCAACCGGGTGGGGCGGCGCTACTGCTATGGATAATGTTCTCCATACATCAAGCGGAACTGTTGTAGCCGTCGGAGATTATGTCGTTTTGAATGATGCCCAAGTAACAGTCGATTCAGGCACAGCCAATAATTACCTTTTGCCTGTTGTCCAACACAGAGAAGTAGAGTTGGCCAGTGGAGCACCGGCTGCTCTCAACATCTTTGGAAGTGGCTCAGATGCCCCTCATATCAGTCCGGTAGAAGCAACACGTAGATACGAGATTCGCCGTATTGTTGGTATCAACCCTGCTGGTCGAATATATGTGGATGACCCGTTCAATTTCGCCCATGAACATACGAGTGATACAACTACACTCGTCACGTTCTTCCAATTCAATTCTGATAACAGCGAGCAAAGCCCTAACCTCATTACTACTGGTACAACTGCTGGGAGCCTACAGAACCCAGTCACTCGTTTGATTTACAGTCGTTCTACAGTCCCTTCTTTCGCTCTGGAGACATCCATCAGGAACAGAGACCTTGGCTCATACGGAACCTCAAATGCTGAACAAGATGAAGCGGCACCCGGTTCAACCAATGATACTAAACAACTCACTCGTATCTTCAAAGGGTGTAAAGTAACATCTTTCACATTCACAGCAGATACAGATGCAGCAGCACGGTTACAGGTCAATTTCGATTCGCAGTTGGAATACACTGATACTGGTCGCCTTGATGCTGGTGGGGGCGCTATAGGTGACCGTTTCATTGCTCATCGAATGTTTGAGAACACTGCTAACACCCCTGCAGCAAGGAAAGAGGCAGGAATTGAATCTGGAACCCAGAAACCATTCTTCTTCTATGACGGTACACTGACTATTGGTGGGCGCTCAATCGCACGTGCTACTTCGTTCACTCTTACTGGGAATAACAACACTACTCAGATATACACGATTGGCGGCAATCCTCAAGATTCTGGACTCACTGCTGACACCCTTGTAAAAGACGCAATACCATTCGGTGGTAAGCATAGCCCATCTGATGTGGTAGAAGGAAAAACGGACTACAGCCTTTCAATGGAAGTTATCCTTGATGACCCCATCTTCCTTCACGAACTTCGGTCTGCTAAATCATTCAGTGACAAAGACGACAGTATCCGATTATCATTCCTTAAACAAGGCGCAACAGGTACACGAGAACAGATGACCATCTGGCTTGAGGATTTCATGCTCTCAGAAGCCCCAATCCCAATCCCAGAAGATAAGGGGGCTGTTAGAGCCACGCTCAATATTCTACCGAAGACGATGCGAGTAGTAGCGACAGATACGCTGGGGCATTGTTGAGGTGATAAGATGTCACGAAGAATCAGCCTAAACCCAAGTACAGCGAATACATACAACTCTTCTATCCCAATAGAAGTAGTAGAAGAGTCAGAACCAGAGGTTTTCGACCCTCTTGCTTCTAAGATAAGTGAGGACCCGTTCCCTGTAGAGAATAACACTACACCTGTAAAAGAAGAAGCACCTGTTGAAGAAGAGGTGGAAGAAGCATCTGTTGAAGAAGAGGTGGAAGAAACACCTGTAGAGGAAACTGTTGAAGAGGCTACTGAAGAAGTAGTCGAAGAAGACAACTATTCTTCACTGACAGTCCCCCAACTCAAAGCGCTATGTATCGAGCGTGAACTCAAATCAAGTGGCACGAAACTCGAAATCATAGAACGACTTCGTGCTGATGACAATTCCAAAGAAGAGGCAGTCGAGGAGGCTCCCCCTTCGGAGGAAACGGAGGCCACCGAGGAATCGGTCACCCCTGAAGAAGAAA